CAGAAAGGAAAAACTTCAAAATAGCTAGAGATTATTATAGAAAAGGTTTTAACGATTCTATAAATGATTTTTTATCTAATGGAATAAAAGATAAAGAAGCATACGAGATTTTTTTTCAAAAAAACGAAACAGAAAAAATGTATATAGATATATATGTAGGTACTGGAGTAGTATTTCATAACTGGTATAAAAATAATTATGAAACATTTGTAAAAAAACAAGATGAATCAGATAACATTGTTGAAACTTTTTTTAGAAACTACGCTATAAACAGTACTTTTCAAAAACAAACTTCTGTTATAGGAACTGCAATCAATAACGTTGAAAAACTATTTACAAAAATGCTACAAGATGAAGATTTTGTTAAAGATAGTATGGAAGGTAAATCAAAACGTTTACATAAAGAACTAGATAATAGAGAAAGATGGGAAGCGAGAAGAATAGTAAAAACAGAAACAACATTAGCGGCAAACTTAGGTGTTAACCAAGGAGCAATGGCTGTAATGAAGCCAGAACAAATGGTTAAAAAATGGATTTTAGGAGGTAGTGTAAATCATAGAGAAGGACACGTTGCATTAGATAGAAGCGACCCAATACCTTTTACAGATTCTTTCGTTAATCCTGTTACTGGAGCTATTTTACCTACTGCTGGACAAGGACCAGCAAGTGAAGTCATTAACTGTTCTTGTTATGTTGCACCTATACCTAAACGTTCAGAATATTTGTTGAATGATAAGAGTTAAAAAAAATATTAAAAAAAAAGATTATTTTTGAATTTAAAATAACGTTATGATTTTATACAAACAAGCGCCAATAAGCGATTTAGATGAAAAAGCTGGAATAGTCAAGGGCTATGGTTCAGTTTTTGGTAATGTAGATAGTGATGATGATGTAATAGAAAGAGGAGCATACGCAAAAACAATAAGAGAAAATGGAAAGAGAGTAAAATATATTTATCAACATGATATAACTAAACCTATAGGTAAGATGAACGAGTTATATGAAGATGATAAAGGACTTGCATTTACTGCCGAAATTCCAATGACAACTTTAGGTAGAGATGTTATGGAATTAATGAAAGCAGGAGTTATAACGGAAAATTCTGTAGGAATTATGCCAATAGTTAAAAATTGGCACGATGAAGAAAAGGTCAGATACATAAAAGAAGTAAAATTATATGAAATCTCAGCCGTTACAATGGCGGCAAATGACCAAGCTATGATAAATGATGTCAAGAGCGAAGAAAATAGAGCTCTAGAAATCGAAACGAAATTTAATGCTATCAATAAATTATTGAAAGATGGAAACATCTCTGATGATTTAGGGTATGCTATTGAATACCAACTTCAATGTTTGAAATCTGATATGAGTATCACAAAGCCGTCTAAAGAAGACACTTTGCCGAAAAAAGAGAGAACAAGCGAAGAAGTGTTTAATTTTTTGTATAATCGTTTAAATAAATAAAAATGAGTAAAATTGATGACAACACTCAAGAGCATCTCAATAAACTCGCTGACTTAATTGATGAAAAAATTGAGAAAGCTGGAAAAGCATCTAAAGATAATTTAGAAGGCAAAGTTGATGAGGTGATTAAGGGTGAAGTAGAAAACCTTGTTAATAAGTTTAATGAGGAAAATGAAGCTCTTAACAAACGTATTGATGCATTTGAAGTTGAAAATAAAAAAAATAACTTCAATAATACATTTGTGAGCAAAAGAGAAGCGTTTAACGACGCTATTGGTAAAAGTGAATCTCTAAAAGCTATGAAAAATGGTTCTAGAGGTAATGCTTCTATGGAACTTAAAGCTGATGTACTAATTTCTTCTGATTTTGCAGGAGCGACTTCTGAAAGAGATGCTACTGGTGTTTTAAGAGTAGATGGGATAAAGAGGGACCCGTCAAATGTAACCAACATGATGGGAATTATTCCTGTTGGAAACACAGATTCTAACGTAATAAGATATGTTAAAGAATCTGCATATACAGATAACGCGGCTAATGTTGCGGAGGGCTCTGCTCCGACAGATAGTGAATTCCAGTTAACGGCTGAAGATGCAGTAGTTCAAAAGACTTCTGCTGTTATGACTATTTCGCAAGAAATGTTAGATGACACGCCTGGTTTGAGTTCGTACTTATCGCAGAGATTACCAGCTAAAATAAATACGGTAATCGATGACCAGTTAATTGGTGGTTCAGGAAGTTCTCCTAATTTATTAGGATTAATGAACGGAGGAACAACTTTTGCGGCAGGAGGATTTGCTAACGCAATTGAATCTGCACAAGAGCTTGACGTCCTTTATGTCGCCATGAATCAATTAGCATTATCTAATTATGCGGCTAACGGAATTGTTCTTAACCCAACAGACTTCCATAAAATCGCATTATTAAAAGATACTACTAATGAGTATCTAAGAGGTAATTCTCTAGTTTCAGCGGACGGCTTCTTTAGGATAAATGGTGTTCCGGTTTACATGAACAATAAGATGGCGGCTGGCAACTTTGTTGTAGCTGATTTTTCTCAGGCTTCACAAGTGTGGCAAAGAGAAGGATTACGTGTCGACTTTGGTTACGAAGATTCGGACAACTTTTCCAAATATCTTGTTAGTGTACGTGGAATTGCAAGAATTGAACATTCTATTTACTTACCTAAAGGTATTGTAAAAGGTGCATTCTCAACTGCTAAAACAGCGTTAGAGACAAGCTAATACATAATAATTGTTTAGTATAGAAAGGGGGATATTTTATCCCTCTTTTTTTTATAAAAAATTTTAATTTATTGTTGTCTGTTTTTAAAATATTTTTTAAATTGTATTTATATTAAACAATTTAAAATGAAAACTATGAAAACAAATAAACTAAAATTAGACAAGATTGAATCATTAAGTTCAGGTGTTCAATTAGCACACATGACTTTAGAAATTAAACTTGGTCAATATTGTAATGATGTACAATTATCATCTACTGGAATGATGTTAAGAATAGAAAGTAGTCTATTAACAAATGAAATTTCTAATTTGATTAAATGGTTAGATGAAAAAGAAGATGATGTAAATTCAAATGAAAGCCAAGTAATGTCTTTTGCAAAAGAAATGATAGATGCTAATAAAAAATTGAAAAACATCAAATATTTCTAAGATAAAATAAAAATACTAAGGTGTTTTAAGGGCAACTAAATTAGTTGCTCTTTTTTTTTATCTTTACACAAAACAAAATTTTAATATTATGAAAGTAAAATTATTAACTGAAATAAACATTGATGGAAGTACCTATAAAAAAGGAGATTCTATCAATGTAGAAAATGAAAAAGGGAATGTTTGGATAAACAAAGGATGGGCAACTAAGGAGCAAAAAGAAAAAAAAGAAACCAAAGAATTAAAGACTGGAAAAGAAACTAAGTAATGGTAAGTGTACAAATAGATTCTACTACAGGAAGTGAACTTGTATCTACTTCCGAAATAAAAAGTTACGCTAGAATAGAAACTTCTAGCGATGATACTCTTATTGGTATTTTAAACACAGCTGCAAGAACAGCATGTGAGGATTATATAAATAGAGATATTGTAGCAAAGACTAGAACATACTTTAGAAGTCATATACCTGAAAAAGGAGGTAACTATGATGGATTGTATGCTGACAGATATAAAATTTTGTTACCTTACGCTCCTATAAATGCCATTACAAGTGTTCAAACACAAGAAAGTGATGGTTCGTTGAAAACAGCAAGTTATGATTCTTATGGTATGGACGATAAATACATTATTTTAACTGGTTTACCAAACGAAGATATAAAGATTGTTTATACAACTACAGGAATGACAGATAGTGCATTAAAATTAGCTATAATGCAGTTAGCAACGACATATTATGATAATAGAACTGATTTTGTTGCTGGTAATGTTAATGAAATACCAACAAGTGTTAAAAACATACTAGACCCATTCAAATACATAAGTGATATTTAAAAATGAACATTGGAGAGTTTAGAGATAGAGTATCAATCAAAAGATTAACAAAATCTTCTGATGGTTTTGGTGGATTTACTTCTTCACAGTCTACTGTTGCTACTATATGGGCAAAACTTAAATTTACAGATGG